GAGGCAGCCGCCGCCGCGCAGGCCAGGCAGGATCGAATAGCCGCGGAGTTGGCCGCGTCGAGAACCGTCGAGCCAAACTGGGCCATCTACCGCGAGGTGATCGCAGCCATGCCCGTGGCGCTAGATTGTCTCGACGCCAGCCGCCATCGCGACATTGGCGACCTGCTCGCCACCAGGTGGGCAGTCGCCTTGATCGACAACCTGATCAGCCAGTCCGGCGAGCTCGCTCAGGACGTCTGGGCGACCATCCGCCGCACGGGCCGCGCTTCGGAGAAGCAGACGAAACTGATCGCGATCGCCGCCGCCAAGAGCAACTAACCACCCCGAACGCCCGGCAACGCCGGGAGGAGCATTAGAAATGGCCGGGTACGACGGATTTTCCAAGAGCAACAACGCCGCCTTCGCCGAGCGCGAAGGAAAAATGGTCGCAAGCAAACTCGCCGCCTTCGCAGCCCGCCGCTGGCCGAGGCTCCGGGGCCTGACCGCCGCCGACATCGAAAGCACGCTCGAGCCATCCGAGTGGCACCACACTTCGAGTTGGTTCGTCGCTGTCAACTATTTCGACCCCCGCGACCTTCGCCAGCGCGGCGTGCGCGGCAGGCTCCTTAAGCTCGCGCTCGCCCGAAAGCGGTCACTCTCCGCCGCCCCGGTCCGGATCACCGGCTGTTACGTCAAGTGGATCGAATGGAGCGGCTCGCGAAAGCATCCGCGCGCCGACGAATGCGCGGCTTGTGATTGCGTCGCCGAATTCAGGCCGGGCCGGGTGATGGTAAAAATTACCGTACCGCCCCAGTCGCAGGTGATCCTGCCCGACGGCTCTGCCGGCGTCTTACTGGGCGCGGCTGCGTTTCGCAAGTCGATCACGACGCGCGGATTTTCAATCATCTCACGCAGCGGTCGCCGCGTGCGCGACATCGAAGGAGCAATCAATGAGTCCCGAGAATCCTAACCCCGACCCGCTCGGCGAACGTCCACTGACCGCCGATCTGCTCGCGCAGATCGTGTTCGCCCACGAGCACCGCTCGCGGCGAAAGGCCAAGCAACTGCTCCGCGACCATGGGCTGCCGTCGTCGGCCGTCGTGCTCGACGCGATTCTCTCGACCGCCCGCACCGGACCACTCCGCGAGCAGGTGGCGGCCCGCGTCGCCGAGCTAAATGAAGATGCTGACCGCGCCGCCCAGGCGAACGACATCTGGCGGGTCGATGGAAGCGACCTGGCCGAGTGGATCGTCGGCGAAGCGGCCGACGACTTTCGATGGTACATCATTCACACCGCCGAACCGGCGTTCATTGCCGAGGTCGTCGACAGCGATGAAGCCGGTGACGCCGCCGTTGCGGCGATGGACGACGACACCGTGCTGGCGTGCGTGCGATGGATCGGGATCCCGCCATCGCCAGAACGGGCGGCGGAATTGTTCCGCGCTGCGCGCCGCGCGATGCGCGCCTACGATCTGCGCGAAGAAAATTAAGAAGAAAATTAAAGCGTCCACCTGCCGCCGATTGCCTTGGTTCACCCCGGGTGGTTGGTTGTTTGTGCTGGTTTTTTGTGCTGTTTGTTTGCGGCGGCGACCGGGAATCGCTTTGCGCAAGGTCTTCCGCAGAAAAAGCATCGCGCAGTCGCCTTTGCTTCTTTTCCGATCAGCCAGGTTGCTTTCATGCAGATCGCATCCTGCTCGCATTCACCTTTGCACAGCCGCCCCGACTCGCGCACCAGACGATCCGGAGAAAGTGCCACCTCCGCTGCCGGTGATTCGCCGCCTTAGTTCACCGTCGGCGATCCGCGTTAGCGCGGCGGCTTCGTCGGGGGTGACGCGCGTCAGTTCGTCGTGCTTGTGTGGCTGTTCTCGCTCGACCGCGAACCTCACGAGCTTTCCGCCGCGGTTGGCGTGATACACCCCGGGCTTGAGGTACTGAAAAAAGTACTTCGGCAACTGCATGACGGCGGCGGCCTCGATCTCCCCGCCGCGGCGACGCCGGGCGCTCACCCGCACCGCCGCCATCGCCATCTCTTCGGATTCTCCGGACCAGACCAGCGGGCGGTTGTGCCTCATCTTGCGGCGTTTTCGCCACGAGTACTTCTGGTTCGTCCGGTACGTCGTTCCGCCGCCTGGCACCTGAAGCGCCACGCGCGGCGGCTCGTCGTCGCCGGAGCGCGGCTGGTACCCGTACTTCTTCCCGCCGGCCACCGTGAAGTGCGCCGGCAGATACTGGTCGTGCCACGACCTGGCAACGACCGCCATCGTGTCAACCACGCCCTGCCGCACCGCCGTCACACTTTCACCAGCAGCGTGAGGATTCTGAATGCGGATCTGTACTGCCATCAGCCAAAATTCCCGTATTGCACGCGCCAGAGCATCTTGATGTGATCCCCTTGCGAATGGCTGCCGCTGAACTGAATCCGGATCGGGTCGGAAAACGCGATCTCCCGGATCGCCAGGTAATCGTCCGTGCCGGACAATCTGAGCACGTCGGCGTAGACGCCGCCGGCGCGGTTAAGAAACTCGATCAGCGCGTCGGTGGATTCGCCGTCGACCAGGCTCAGCGGCGGCACATCCGCTTCGATGCCGACGAACAACTGTCCGCGGTCGATAAACGTCAGCAAGGCGCCCCCGGCGATGCGGGTGTGCTGGCTGGGCGCGCCGCCACGGACAATCAGGTCTTCGCTGCTGATGTAACTGACCACCGCCAGCGGCCGGAGAATCTCCAGTTCGCTGCCTGAATGCGCGTTGTGGTCTTCGGCCGCCGGCAGGTCGAAATAGTGAATCCGCCGCGCCGCCTCCGTGCTGTTGGCGGATTGAGTCCAGCTCTGCCACGCCGCCGACGCCGCCATGAGCCGGCGAAAGTGAAACAGCGGCAGCGAGAATGGTCCGGTTGGCGTCGTCGGCATGATCGGTTGGCGAATTTATCGGGGCAACTGCCGACCGGCGTGCACGGCGCGCTCCGGGCGGGTCGCCAGCAGCTCGGCAAAGCCGTTGCCGGACATGCGCGTCTCGACGATGGTCCACTTTTCATCGGCGACAGTGAAATAGTCCTTCTCTCGCGGATCGGGCACCTGGCCGTCTGCCGATCCGATCTCCACCGCCAGCGTGCGCTGCCGCCGCCGAATCCACGCACCGGCAGGCTCTTCAACGTTGACAATCTCCTCAGCGCCGACGATGGCCGACACGGAAAGTGTCGCCTGTGCCGCGTGCGAGAAATACGCGACGGACTGGCCGTGCACACCAAAGTTCACGGCCAGCCCGCCGATGAGGATGTCGTCGAAAGCGCTCACCGGGGCCTAGGTCGTGAGGTTGCTGAGCAGGTGCCCGGCCTGGGCGTACATGGTCACGATGTCGCGATTGTTGCGGGCCCGGTAGACCGTGCCGCGCAGCTTTTCTTCGCGATATTCCTCCATGAGCACCGCCAGCCGACCGCCGTCGCCGGGGGCGGCGTGGCTGTCGCCGTCCCAGATGAACGTGCGCCCGATGCACGGCTCGCGCGGGTCGTCGCTTTCGGCGACCCGGCAGACCATGGCATACTCGTCACTCCAGATCCGGCTGATGGCGGCGGCCTGACCTTCGTTGGCGGAGTTCTTCAGCCCGCCGGCGACGAAGATGAAGCGCAGCCCGAGCAGGTCGGCCAGCGCGTTGCGGATCTGGTCGACCGTCGGCGTCTGCGTGTACTTGATGCGGTCCACGATCTGGTTGCACTGCATCAGGTTGCGGAACACCTTGCGGTTGAGCACCAGCGCGTTGGCCTGCAACCCGCTGCCGACCTCGACGGCGTTGATCGCCGACATCACGTCGTTGATCGGCGTGGCGTTGGTGAAATCGTCCCACTCGTTGGTGATGGCGGTGGTGAGGCTTGCGCCGGTCCACGTGGCGGTGTTGTAAACCGCCGCCGCCGCGTCGCGCTCGAATTCATTGAGCACGGCGTCTTCGGCGCGATCGGCACAGATGCGCTCGGCGTCGACAATGTCGCCGTAGATCGCCAACTGCGCGTCGTCGAGCGGCTCTTCCTTCCCGTACTCGGCGACGGCATAAGTGTACTTTTCAAACTCCCAGTTGTCCCGGGCGTAGCCGCCGCCGGGGGCGCGCCGGGTGCTGCGGGACTGCAGCAGCACTTTCAGCGGGATCTTCCCGACGTCGGCGGCGTTCTTGCCCACCATACGCGGACGCAGAACGCTGGCGCCGATGAAACCGGCCTGGTTCATGCGCAGGTCAAATTCTTCGAACGTCGAACCCAGTTCGAGGCGGGTGATTGCAGTAGATGGAGACATTGCGATTTCCTCTCTGCCGCCTGACGCGACAGATAAGGCACTCGCCACGGACGGTGCGCGACAACGCCACAAAAAATAACAAACCAAAATGCAGGGCCCCGTCGCTCGTGGCGTGCGACTGAGGCCGGCCGACCCGGGCCCTGCATGGATTCACGATGAATCAGTGGAACCGTTGCTTACGCGACAGCCGTGCCGGTGGAGAGTGGCAAGACCTCGATGACGTCTCCGTCGGCGGCGGCGGCGGTGAGCGCGATGCCCCGCAGAAACGCCGTGCTGGCTGAGACGCTCACCTTGCCGCTGGCGGCGGTGTAGACCAGCGCGCCGGCGGTGATGGCGGCGGCGGCGACGGCCTGGTGCGATCCCTCCGCCGAGCGCAGCCGGACCGTGCCCTGCTCGTCGCCGGACACGGTCGGGTACTCGAGCACGCCGATGTCGTTCTCATTGATGCCCGCCAATGCCAGCACGCCGCTGGCCAGCTTGACCCGCAGATTCTTCCCCAGCGCGCTGCTGACAGGAAAGGATCGGGTCGGGGTGTTGACGAAACTCATAAAATACTCCGTGGTTGAAGATTTGGTTTCAAATGAACTAAAAACACTCGCGTCAACGGTCAGATCAGCCGGCGAACCGGTCGTTGATCGCCTGCCTCAGTTTCGGATTCGGGTTCGTGGCCAGCATGTACGCCTGGTGCAGCTCCGGCTGAGAACGGCAGACGGCGGTGATCGCCTTCTTGCGATCGGTGTATCCGGCCTTCTTCATCTGCTCGGTCACGGCGGCGTTGAAATCTTGCACCGCGTCGCCACCTTCATGCACGTCGTCACCCGCAGTGCGTTTGACGCCGGCCTCGCTCAGCGGCCTGCCGCCGACGGCAGACTTCGGGGCCGCCTGCCGCCTGGTCTTGGCCAGCTCTTCATCGCGCGCCTTGATCTGTGCCGCCTGCCAGTGAATGAACGCGTCTTTCGCCTCCTGGGCGGTGGCGTGCTTCTCCGCCTGGTCGACCAGAAAGTCGCTCGCGGCGGCCGGGCAGGCGGCTTTCAGTTCCGCCATGCTCGCCGGCTTCTGTTCTGCGGGCTTGGGATCCGTGCCCGCGCCGCCCGCGGGTTGCTCCTGTTTGCCGTTGGCCGGAGCCGCGCCCTGATTTGGTTGTGACATGATGGTGTCACTCCCTTCTTGTGAATCCGCCGCGGCTCCTTGCGAACACGGAACACCCGCGTCGCCGCCCTCGGCTTTGATAGCTTGTTTTTTTCTCTCACCCGTGATCTTCCCCGCCAGCAGCGCGCGGGCGGCGGTGGGATCCGCCACGCGGTCGATGAGTCCCAGGCTCAGCGCGTCGCCGGCCACATGCACCCTGCCGTCGGCCAGGCTTTGGGCTTTCTCCATGCTCATGCGCCGGCCGGTGCTCACTGCGGCGGTGAAGACCTCCTGCAGCTTCTTCACCGTGCCGCGCAGATACTCGACTTGTTCCACCGTGATTTCCGTGCCGATGAGCCCTGCAGATTTCATGCCGCCAGAATCAATGGGGATGATCTTGACGCCGATCTTCGCGAAGTAATCGCGCGCGTCGATCGCAAAGCTGCGCGTGCCGATCGATCCCACAATGGCGGTTTTGAACGCCGTGATGTGACTCGTCTGCGCGGCCTGCAGGTACGCCGCCGAGCAGCAATAGCCGGCCGTGTGGGTGGCGGTGGGCTTGACGGCGGAGAGTGCTGAGATCGCATCGGCCAGCTCGAACGCGCCCGACACGTAGCCGCCGGGCGAGTCGATGGAAAACAGCACGGCTTTCACGGCGGGGTCAGCTTGCATCGCCGCCAGGTCGCGCACCACCCATTCGGTGATCGTCTCGAAATCGTCGTACCACGCCCAGGCTTCGGGGGTGATCGTCCCGCGGATGCGCACGGTGGCGATGCCCTCGGCGTCGGTTTCGTAGCCATACCCGCCGGTCAACTTTGCGTTGGCGAAACGGGTGACGCTCTCCGGCCCGCGTTTGTCTTCACCTGTGCGACTGGCGCGCTCCACGCGCTGCCGCTCGGTGAGCCGATGGCACACGGCATCGGCGTGCGAGTCTTCGACCATCAGCAGCACGGAAGTCGCCGGCGCGGGAGAATTCAAGCCGTCGGGGGGTTGGCAGTTGGCGGATTGGGCAAGCATGAAAGATTCCTCACTTTTCCGCGATTTTTAGCGGTTTTAGCCTTGATTTTGTATCTTTTGGTTATTACAATGCTCGCATCAGAATCAAGGAAAGGAAAGTGATTCGTATGAGCAAGACAGCAAACACCTCGGCGGCCGTGACGATCGGTAACACCACCAGCAGCACCAGCAACGCTGCCCTGCAGGCGGCTTTGGACAGCCGGCTCAAGGGTGAGACGTGGGCGACGGTGAGCCGTCGGCTGGGCGTGCCGGACAGCACGCTGCGGGGCCGCATGTACGCCGCCGGCCTGATTACCCGCTCCGGCCAGCCGATCGCCCGGGGCAAGTCAGCAGGTTCAACCGCCGTGGCGGCGGCCGCGGCACCGGTTGCGGCTGCGGTAGTTCAACCCGTACTCCACAGTTTTGTGCCGCCGAGCTGGTACGGCCTGTTGAAGTTCGCCATGCAGCACGAGCGTGGCGTCACGATGTTCGGCCCGCGTGGCTGCGGCAAATCAACCGCCATCCGTGAACTGGCCGTGGAGCTGTCCGCTCAAACCGTCACCATGCAATGTGCGGCGAACATGCAAATTGATTCGCTCATCGGTAGCTGGACGAGCACCAACGGCACGCTGAGTTTCATCGACGGCCCGCTCACCACCGCCGTCCGCAACGGCACCTGGCTGTTGGCCGAGGAAGCCAACGTCATTCACCCCGGCGTCTGGTCGGCGGTGAACACCCTCACCGATCAGACAGGCGAAGGCCTGCGCCTGCCGACGGGCGAAGTCGTCAAGCCGAACCCAAGTTTTCGGCTGGTGCTGATCTACAACGAAGGCTACGCCGGCACGCGGGAAGTCAACGCGGCCTTGAAAGACAGGCTCATGCCGATCTACTGCGGCTATCTCGAAGCCGCCGATGAAATCAAGCTGCTGGCGGGCAAGACCGCCGCCCCTGAAGCCGAGTGCAAGCGGGTGCAGGACGTCGCGACGATGATCCGGGCGGCGAACCTGCGGTTTGATCTGTCGCCGCGCTCGCTGGTGCGGTGGATCAAACTGGTGAAGACCGCCGGCTACTCGTGGGCCAAGGCGTTCGAGTGTGCGATCATCGATCTTGTCGGCCCGAAAGAGCTGGCCGGCCCGCAGCGGGCCTGCCTAGAAGAAATCGCCCGCAACACCATCGAACAGTGGAACCGGCAAAGCAGTGACGATCCTGCGGCAACCTAGGCAACCTCGGCGGGAAGTCGGATTAGAACCCGATTTCCCGCTATTTTTTGCTTGATTTGTATCTTTTGTTTATTACAATACCCGTCATGAAGCACAACTCAATCAACCCGGCCCACCGCAAGACTGTCTACGGCAAACTCGCCTACGAAGGGTTCGCCCGGGCGATGGCCAGCCAGATGGGCCTGACCGTCGAGATTGACGACGGCGCGTCGGCCTGCATCAACGCCAGCGGAAAGATCACCCTGCCGGGCATGAACACCTATCAGACGGCCGAAGAGTTCGCCGTCACCTGCGGCACGCTCATTCATGAAATGTCGCACCAGTTTTACCGGTCGCATTCGCTGATCGACCCGAACCGGGCGGCGCTCGAGCATGCCTGTCTCAATGCCGTGCTGGACGTCGCGGATGAAACGTGGATCGACAAGTATTTCGCCGTCGGCGGGAACGTTCGGCCCGGCAACCTGCTCACACTCGGCAACCAGTGGGCGGTACGCGAGCATCGCAGCCGGTATGTCGATTGGAGTGACACCAGCAATCACGCCTGGAAAGTGCTGTGCGTGGGCATCTTCGCCGCCCGTCTCAGCCGAACCAACTTCGCCCGCGTGGTCCGGTGGATGCGCAGCGTGACGGTGAGTCACTGCCAGACGCACGGCGTGGACGCCAACGCGGCGTTCGGCTTGCTTCGCCGGGCACGCATCACCGCCAGCCAGAACCCGCAGCCGACCTACCGGCGGTTCGGCAAGCTGCGCCTGCTCGCCCGGAAGCTGGCGGATGTGCTTGCACCGTTCGCGCCGCCGGCCGGAACGCGCATGGCCGCCGTGGGCATCTCAATCTCAGAAGCCTTGGCGACCGGCGAAAGCGCCGTGCCCGCCAACGCGACCGTTGCCACCGAGGCCCAAGGCGAAGCCGCCGCCGCCCCGGTTGCGGGTCAGCCTCAAGCCTGCGGCAAGCCCACCCGCGGCGGGCGAGGCAGTGGACATTCCGCCGGCGGCAGGCAGTTCGATCAACAGGCGTTCAACTTACTCGCGCCCGCCGTCCAGCGCATCGCCGACCGGATCGCCACCGATGGCGATGGCGTCGTCAAAGCCGACGGCCTGACCACCGGCGCATCGCTCGGCCAGCCGCACCGTCTGATGACCGATGGCGGTTGCATGGCCCGGTTCGACGCCGGCGAGCATGCCGACGGCGTGTCGGTGGCGGTCATTCTGGATTGCTCCGATTCGATGCGCGACACCCTCGACACCTGCGCCGGGATCGCCCGGGCGTTTGCCGTCGGCATGCGTCAAGCCGGCGACGTACAGTCGATCGTGTTTGGCGACGATGTGCAGTCGTCGGATGATTTCCGCACCGTTCGCTGCATGGGCAGCACGGGCACCGATCTTGCCATCGCCGCCGCCCACCGCTGGCTGTCAGGCCGCGCCGGCGACAAGTGGATCGTGCTGATTACCGACGGCATGCCCAACACTCTTCAAGCCACTCACGCCGCCGCTCGCGGGGCGCTGGCCGCCGGGGTGAAGATGCTTACCGTCGGCCTGAACTGCACCATCGCGATGCCCGCCGGCGTGAACGTCGTCACGGCAAAAGACGCCAATCGGCTGGCGATTGAACTCGACTTCGCCGCCCACACCATCGAGCGGGCGGCATGAACACTGAACCCTTACCGGAGTAGCCACAATGAAACACCTGCTCAAAACATCCTGTATGGCGACGATTGAAGAGACATGGATCGTCGAGGCATCGCCCGACGCCGATGCCGACGCGCTGATGGACAAGCTCGACGGCGAAACCGGCTATGAATTCGTCTCCGACCGGGTGGTCGATGGCGAAGGCGATCGCGAGTTTGTCGAATCAGAGCCTTACACCGCGCCGGCGGCCGAGCAGGCTGAACATAAGAAGCACTGGCCACACGTGCTGATCGTCGTCGAAGGCGGCGTTGTGCAAGGCGTTTACGCCGACGCGCCGGTGCAGGTGTGCGTCAAGAACTTCGATGACATCGACCAGCACAGCGGCAAGTTCACAGGCGAGTACGCCGATCCGGATCAGACGGTGCAGCCGCCGGAACTGAAACGACTCACAATGAACGGAGTAAACCAATGAAAACGCTCAAACGCATAATCGAAACCGAGTATGACACCGAGGCCGAGATCTTCGACGCCGGCACGCGCAAGGTGATCGTCAAGTTTTGCGCCAAGGGCGTTCGGGTCCGGGCTTCACGTCAGGCCGGCTGGCGGTTTGTCAGTTGGCAAAAGTTGTATGACGTCGGCACGTTTCTCGCCGCCGACTTCGATGCCGGCCCGCGCTCGGGCACACGCGTCACGCGCGGGCGCGTCGGCTGAAACTTCTGCACCCTTACTTACACCCTTACACGGAGGCAACGCCATGGCTACACTTCACCGCATGCCCCTGAACCTGGCCAAGATCAAGAGCCGCCGCGAAAAGCTCGGCTACACGCTCGACGAGGCCGCGCGCCACGGCAACGCCGCCGCCAAACAGCTCGGCTGGAACGACCGCGTGAAGCTCACCCGCCAGCGCTGGTACCAGATCGAGGCCGGCCTGAGCGAAGACGTTCGGCTTTCCACACTGGAATCGCTCGCCGCCGTGCTCAAGTGCAAGATCGACGACCTCGTCGCCAAGTCTTAAACCATCACACCCAGCAGCGTCGCGCCGCGCGGGTCGGGCTGGCCGGCGTAGCGGAAGCTGGCGCTGATTCGCATCGCGCTGTTGGCCCGCTTGATGCCGTCGGCTTTCGCCAGGCCGGTGTGACCCTTGTCCACCATCCCCGGGCGGCGCAGACACCGCCAGAGCGGCGACTTCATCCGGTGGCGGATCATCGCCGGGTGACTGGTCAGCGAGTGATACGGCACGCCGGTAGCGGCGAACACGGCGGCGATCTGCTCGCTCATCCGGTTGCCGATGCCTACGCCTTGATAATCCGGCAGGCAGACCGTGCGATGCTCCCGGTAGATCAGCCCTTTGACTGTGGGAAAGTGCAGCGCTGCCGTGAACGCCGCCGGTTCGCCGTCGATCGTTCCGACGAAGCACCGGGCAGACCGATGCAGCTCGTGGTTTAGATAGTGATGCTGACGGAAGCGAGCCCACGTTTCACGCGGGGTGGCCGCAATCCGCAGATTGATCGCCGGGCGTTGCCATCGGTTGAAAGCTGCTTCTCCGGGCCGAACCGACCTCCCGGCATCGCCAGTTGGCTCGCCAGTTGAATCAGCGTTCAGGGTCAACGTGTTTGTCGCCGGCTCATATACCCAATCCGCCTCCAGCCAGTCGAGCACGTCGTAATGGCAGGTGACGGCGATGAACTTTTGCTTTCGGCGGCGAATGGTCTTCGCGACGGCCGCCGAGCCGATCTGTGCGACCTTGCGGTCTACGACACTGGTGAACTCATCGACGATCGCAACTTCCGGGCACTCAGCCAGGGTGCGCGCGAGATTCACGCGAAACTGCTGGCCGTTGCTGAGCACATGAAACGGACGCACCCACGCCGGCGGCGAACTGAAGCCGACGCTCGAAAGCAGCCCGGTGATTTCGTGAATGCTCATCCCGGCCGGAAAGCCGTCGAGCAGCGACTTGCCTCCGGCCCACGTCCATGCCGGCAGCTCGTTGCCGTCGGCATCCTTTCCGCCGATCAGCCGGGTGTGAAACGCCTCTGCAAGCCAGCGCGCCACCGTGCTCTTGCCGTCGCCGGATGCGCCGACGATCACGCCGATCGACCATGCCGCCGGAAGATTGAGCAGCACCTCCCACGATTGCGCCGACACGGTCGTGTCCGGCAGATCAAACATCCCCTGCACCTGCTGCAGCCGCGCGGTGCGATCGACGTTCGATTGGCGGGTGATCGTGGTCTGCAGTTTCATCCGTCGCCGGTATCAGAGCGTTCTCGCACTCACGCTCAGGCCTTCGGCGTTGAAGCGCTCGAGCAGGTTCGCCTGCTGCGCCTCGGACGCGCAGTTGATCACGATCTTGTATTGAGGCGTGCCGGCGTTCGCGGCATCAGTCTCGTTGGCATCGCCTCCGCCGTTGCCGGCGGTGGTGCTCTCTTTCCGCCTTCGCTTCATCGGGATCGTGCCGGCCTCGTCGGCATCCAGATCCGACAGGGATTGCTCGATCTCCTGCAGATCGGCGGCCGCGAAGCCGACATCGCTCAAGTCAATCTGCAGATCGCCAAGGGCGTCGAGCTCGCGTTGCAGGGCTTCGTGGTCCCAGTCGCTTTTCTCCGCCGTGCGGTTGTCAGCCAGCGCGAACGCGCGAAGCTGCTCGGGCGGGAGGTTGCTGGGCACGGCGGCCATGTACTTCCAGCCGAGCACGGCGCTGCCTGCTTCATGGCGGCCGTTGCCGACTTTCACGAATTTCGTCGTCGGGTCGAAGTGCAGCAGGTGCTGCTGGCCGAACTGCTTCAGGCTCGCCGCCGTGCTGGCTAAGTCTTCGTCCCCGTGCCGGCGGGCGTTATTCGGATCGCGCTTGATCTGATCAACCGCAATTGCGAAGCTGCGCAGCGCCGGGGCGATGTGCTGTAGTTCACCGTCGGCGATCACCTCACCGTGAATCGTCTTCACGAAAGCGCCGGCCGGCTTACCCGGCGATGGATCATCTGCCGGGACTTTTACCGCCGGCTTCTTTTTTGGTTTCACCATTGTTCTCCACGTCCAGCGAGTCGGTGACTGACAGACCACGGGGCATCTCGCGGTTGAGCATGTGGTGAATCGTCACCGGGATGCCGGGATGCCTTCTGAGCAGCTCGTCGAGGCGTTCCGCGGCGTAGTCGTACGCCTTGAAATTGTCGTCGACGGTTTCGGTGTAAATCTCGTCGAATTCGTTGCCCTCTTCTGCGGCTTCGCGCCGCGGGCTGGTCTGCAACGTGCTCAGTCGCAGCGAGCGGGCCTGGGCGTCATGCAGCGGCTGGACGTATGACCAGCTCGGCAGCCGCCAGGTGTGGCGGAATACCTGGTTGCCGATGCGATCGAATGCGCTGCGCAGGCCCCTGCTCAGCGACTTGTCGCCGTTGTTCATGAGCCAGCGCGTCCGGAAGATCGCCACCTTGCGGTGATACATGTCGCGGCGGCGGCGCTGGCCGTCGCGGAACAGGTCGCGGGCGATGTCGACGGCCCCACGCCAGCCGCTGAAGTTGGTTTCACTGGCGTCCATCAGCATCATGATCACCGGCAAGCCCACCTGCAGGCCGATGAGCTGCTGGATCGCCCGAATGTGCTGCATGGTTTCCGTGCTGGGAATCTGCGGCGCGTGAGATTTGAGCGTCTTGCCCGGCGCCAGCCGCTTGTACAGACCCGGTGACACTTCCTCAGTGACATAATCATCGCCGCCGGCGCCGCGCACGGTTTCCTGCCGGCCGTGCCGATCCGACGCGCCGCCGACGTAGCCGCCGGACTGGGTTTCCTCGGTGAACACCAGCATGCCGGCCATCTGCTGTTTGAGCACCAGGGCAAACTCGACATCCTCGTACATGCCCATGCGGATCATTGCCGACGTGAATGCGCTGACCCCGCGGGTTTGGGTGAAGCGCTTGCGGTCGTAGACGTGAAACACATTCTCGAAGCCGTCTTCATCCCGCGCCGGCACCGGAACCATCTGGCCGGTGCGCTCGATGCGCTGCATGATGTCCACCCTGCCGCGGGTGAACCAGTAGCGAACGCGCCGGCGGGTTTCGCGGTCGAGCTCGATGCCGTGAACGATGTTGCGCTCGCTGCGGCTGGGCGTGCGGGCCCGCTCCGATTCATGAAACTGCAGCGAGCCGTCCTCGGTCGGAATCACGAAAAGATCGCCGTCGCGAATCTCATGACGGCAGATGAGCTTCTCGGTTTCGTGAAAGTTCAGATCGCCGGCGTAATCGACCGCACTGGAATCCACGGCCCATTCGAGCCAATTGGCTTTGAGCTCACTGTCGAGCTTGTCGTCGCCGGTGTTGGGGTCGTACTGAAACCCGCCTTTCATGAGCTGGTTGCACACGATGTCGAGCGTCGGTTTGACGATCGGGTCGTTGCGCTCCATGTCCCGCACATATTCAAGCACTTCGAAGTAGGCCCGCTCGCTGGCGTAATGCGCATCGGCCGTGCCGTACAGGCCGTGCCGCGTACGCCGAAAGCGCGTTCCCTGCCTGGCGGCTTCGTAGTCGCTCTTGTACTCGCGCTTTAACTCGCCGAATTCGTGAACGATTGAGGTTGAGCGGGCTCGCGGCATGAACAGTATGGGCATTTACTGACGGAAGTTGCTGACATCGCCGCGCGTGGTGTAGCCGGCGGTGGTGGATGAACTGCCGGCGCCAGGATTCGCCTGCAGCCAGTCTTCCGCAGCGGCGATCTGGTCGGCGATTGTTGCCATGGCCATCTTGGTGTTGGCAGAACGCGTCCCGGTCTCCTCCGGCATGAGCACGAGCATCTGCCGGCCGGCGGCGATGAACAGTTTCGCCATCGCGGCCGAGTTGGCGCCGATGTAGTTGGCGTTATCCACCCACGCCTGGCGGGCGGTATCGAGCGCGGTTTTGACGTTGAGCGGCATGGTTGCTTACGCGTAAAGGGCGAGCACGCGGTTGATCACATCGGCGTGGGTGAGCTTGCGGCTCTCCACCGCACCCAGCCCGCCCAGAAGCTTCTGCAGCCCGGCCCGGGCGTCAGGGCTGAACGCCAGCACGATCTCGCCGGGCATGTAACCGCCGGGCTGAGCTTCCTTGATGGGCAGGGTCACGCTCCGCAGGCTCACGCCTTCAGGCAGACCGAGCTCGTCGCCAGCCGGCGATTCCGTCCCGACCGCCGCTGCCGATTCGGCTGGCGGAGGATCCGCCGCCGCGACGGGCTCACTCGCCGCCGGCGGCGCGCCTTGCTCTGACACAAAGCCGTCAGTGTCAGCGGTGTCCGTGACGACTTCATCCGCATTACCTGCCGACGCGGTCGGATCGTTGCTGGGTTCCATTCCTGGGCTCCTTGAAGTTGGCGATGGATCGATCTATTTGCTCAAGCACATAACACAGCACGTCGTCGGGCGTTTCCACCGTGCGGCCGCTTCTGAGCTTTACGCCGTCGGCGTTGAGCTGGTTGATCACCCGCCGGCACAGTGCAGCCTGATCCGGCGGAAGATCGCGGCGAAAGCCGCGGGTCACATAGCCGCCGTCCGGGCCGACGGGCAGCTCGATCAGCACGTTGTTGGCCCGGCCAGACACGCCGTCGGACGTGCGACGGGCACTCTCGGCAGCGAATGAACCCTCACCTGCCAACGCGTCGCCGAGCGCCGGCAGAACAACCGTATCGGCGTTCGGATCAACGGGTGTTGGCGACGACACGCTCACCGGCGGTTCGAGCGTGGCGACGGGTGACTTCGATGCATTGGCGCTGTCGGATTGGTTCTTCTTGGCCATGTTCGATCCTGTAAAAGTGATTACCGTCGGTTTGCCAGGTACGGCCGGCCGTCGGGCATGCGCGTCCCGCCGACGACGGCGGCGGATTTCTCCAGTCTCCGCTGCTCGGCGATCTGTTCCGGCGACGGCAGCATTCCGCAATGGGCCGGCCCGTGCGCCATCGCGAGCTGATAGCGCTCGCAGTCGTCATAGTCATGCCGGCCGCCTTGCGTCTTCGGCTGCCAGCGCTCGATGTACCCGTTGCCGCGCTTGATCTGCACCTTGTGCAGGTTGCTCAGATGCCGGTTGTATTCCGGATCGTTAAAAAGATTGAGCGACCAGCGTTCGACTTCACTCGATTCGCCGGTCGTCTGGTCGACGACGGTGATTCGACCGGTGATGTAGCTGTCGAGCAGATCGCGCCAATACAGCGGGTCGATGAAATGCAGCCGAACGCGGTACGGGTCGCGCTTGTGATGCGGATCCTGATACGTCACCTCGCGCCACATCAGCCGCTGCTCGAACGGCTTGCTGAAGCCTTTGAGCGGGATGCGGAACTGTGCGTCTTGATTGCACCACTGGTACACCTGGTCGGTGCGGGTGGCGTCGGCGGCGGCGTCATCAATGCCGCCGCCGGTGTCTATGCCGAGATAGTCCACCGCCAGCGGCGCAAACACGTCGCACTCGTAGTGCCAGCGGGCGTCGAGCTGCAGCGCTTCGAGTTCGGCGAACGTACTCACCCGGCCATGATCCACACGCGCCGATCGGTAGTTGAAGCCCCAGCCGCGAATGACGTACCAGAAGTGATCCTTTTGTGTATCGACCGTCATCACCAGCCGACTCACCCACGGCGGCACGATCTTGGGCGGCAGAAGCACCCGTCCAAGCGCTGCGTCATCATGACACTTGTCGGCAATCACGCTGGCGGTGGTTGCGCTCACCTGGCGGTGGAACGGCTCTCCGAACGTGACGTTGTACACCGGCTTGAGTTTCTCGGGTCGGCCATCGGCGGCGATGAACTCCGCCGCAATCTTCGCAAACGACGTCGGCATGCTCACAAACGCACCCGCCTGCACGCCGACGCGGTTTGATTCGCCGGGGCCGCCTTCCAATCGGCCATCAAACCAGATCTTCCAGGTGCCGTCAGCAGTGCCCCAGTATCCACGCGTCAGCGCCTGTCGCTTGTGCTGGTCGAGAATTCTTCCCCGTCCGGCGGGTTGCACTTTCGCGCAGTCGATGTTCACGCACTGCATCCACGCAGACTTGCGTACATAGACCCAGGCCGCCCGTTGGTCGGCCGTCATGCGTTCGCCGGTGGCGGTCTCGAGCGGCACGTCCCACTTGAGGTTGTCGAACACCAGCCGCTGGTGCGTCCCGCAGTGCGGGCAGCAGGCGAAATAGTACAGCTTGACCGGACACGCCTCGAAGCCGACGGCGATCGGGCCGGTGGGCACGCCCGGCGTGCTGATCGCAACGAGCAAGCCGCGATCGCCAAATGTCCGAGACCGCGTGCGCGCCTCGTCGATCGGGTTGGCCTGGTCCCCGCTGTACGCGTACCGGTCCACCTCGTCGAGGTAAATCTCCTCATAAGGGTCACTCGCGATCGACGCCGGACTGCCGGCGTAGGCCAACGACAGTTCGAAGCCATTCCGCAGCGTGATCGCCGACATCTTCGCGTCCATCTTCCGACCGGTGAGCTGGGCGGCCAGTACCTCGGTCTCGGCAAACATCGGCAGCAGCCGCTTGCGGACGATTTCGCGGCCCTTCTCGCGGTTGGGCAGCACGATCTGCACCGGGCACGGCGACAGGTGGGCACGGTGGCCGATGCGGTTGCGGATCGCTTCGCTGAACCCGCCCTGGGCAAACTTCTGGCACCAGACTTCGTTGATCCCGGGATAGCCCAGCAGCTTCATGAACCCGCGCAGGATCGGCTCGTTGAGATCAGACCACGGACCCGGGCGGCTCGCACTATCGCGGCGGCTCAGCTTGCGGTAGCGCTTCGCCCATTCGTCCGTGCTGATCCGTTCGACCGGCTCGAATGCCGCGCGCTCGTCATCGTCCCAGTATCGATTCACTGTCAGCGGATTGGATTGCTCAATCTCCTGCGATGTCGGTCAGCATGCGGCTCAGTGAAGCACGCAACTGGTCGCGCGTCGGCTTGTCGATCGGGGTGTAGCGTGTTGATAAATCCCGCAGCAGCCGGTCCAGTCCGGCCCGCACGAGGTCCTTGGCCGCATCGTCAACGGGAAGGCCGTCTGCCATCGCGTAGAGGTCCTGCTTGTGCTGGTGAATCGCGTTCATCCGCCGGATCAGGCACTCCTCGGCGTTGTGGAACTTCTTGGCCTTGATGGCCGTGTCGAGCCGCTTGGCCTGCGCGCTGGCGCGCGTCATGTCGATCCGCGCCTCGGTCAGGTCGCGCTGCCCGCCGGCGGATTTCTCCGCGGCATTGCCCTGCTGCCGACCGGGCAGTGCAGCCTGCCACGCCAGCATCTCCGCCAGCAGCGATCGTTTCCAGGGCGGCCTGACACCGAACGGCCAGCCGGGATTCGCCGTGTACTCCCAGGCCGTCTTCTTGCTCACCCCGAGAAGCCGTCCGAGTTGGCTAAGCGATGCGATCGACGACATCCCGATCACGCCACCGCAATCACCCTGCGCGCCGTCGCTGCGACGTCGACCAGGGTCTGCCATTCTCCTTCAGACTGCACCCGCACCTGGGCGCGGTAGTTGCCCGCCCGCGGCGGGACCGAAGGCTCGATCGTGGCGGACTCTGCCGCGCTCAACTCGGCCGTGATCGTCAAGTCGCCGTCGTCCAGATCGACTGATGCGTCGAACTCCACCGCGCCGTCGGTCGTGCCCGCTCGATAACTGGACAGTGGCAGGAACCGCAGGATCGCCGCCGTCGGCTCGTCACCCGCGAACCCGACGATCGTCCACGTCAGCGCATTGCCGAGGTCTTGAGAGTAGGCATCGCCGGCGTAGATGACGACGTTGCCCTCGTCGTCGATCGGCGATCGCCGCTGGATTGGGTTGTTTTGCAGCGCCGTCAGAACCGCGTCGCGCTGGGCTTCGTTCCAGACATCTCCGCCGCCGCCGGTGGGGGCGTTGGCCAGGGCCTCGGCGGAGTAGACCCCGCTGCCGTTCATCGCCGCGATGATGCGCGTGCCGGCGGCGATAAAATCGAAGCTCGTGATCTGGTCGGTCTTGGCCTTGACCGCGGCGGCGGCCAGCGAGATTGCCTCCAGCGAGTCCGTCGCCTTTGAATAAGTCCGATTCGCGTCGGCATTGAGGATTTGATCGGCGAAGCTGCCGACCACCGTTTCGCCAGGCGTCACCGGGTCGATCGCGAGCCGCCGTGACTCGCGCGCCGCCACGAGCGCCGCGTGCGTGGGCGCCGTGGCTTCGCGGATGTACTGCCCGAGGATCGTCCATCGCAGGATTTCACCGGCGGCGTTCCAGTGTACGGTGTCGCCGAGATAAGTGGACTGCCAGACCGTGTAGTCGCCAAAGCGCTCGAGCGTGTAGCCGTGAATGTTTCCGAACGCCGCATGGCTCATGTCTTCCGTCGCACATTCGTAGCAAGCCTCGGCCCGCAGGCCTGCCCAGCGGCGGTTGCTCGCTCCGTCGGCGCTCTGGTGCGGCGCGACCAGATAGAACAGCGGCGCGGGCTTCGCAGCCGCGGCGTAAACCGCGGACCAGCGCGCCATGATCAGCTTGAGGTGCGCCTTGAAATCCGCCTTTGCCGCGGCGTCCTGGCTGGTCTGCGCGGCCCCGAGATTCAGCCCGAGCGCGATGATGATGATCCCCGGCCAGCCCGCCTGCGTTGCGGCCACCGCCGCCTGCGCCTGCGTGTAGACCCCGCTGGCGTGGTAATACGCCGCATCCGCGCCGCTGTTGAGCGGCGAGAGGTGGTGATCGGTTTTCCAACCGCCTTCGGAGATCGATGTCAGCGAGAGCCCCGACGTGGCGTCGGTGTAGAACACGTGGCCGTTGTACGCGAAGAATTTTCCCGTCTCATCTTCCGCGCCCGTGCTGTAGATGATGCCATGATCATCCTGCGCGGTGGCGCTGGGCACGTTCATCGGGATGTCGATCTCCGACGTGCCGGCGGCGGCGGCCGACAGATCGAGCACCGTCGTCACATCGGACGTGCCCGTTCGGCGGGCGATGGCCTGCAACGCCGTGAGGTTCGTGCCGGCGGCGGTCTTTCGGTACAGCAGGCTCGCCTTCATTCGCTGGTTGCGGGTCGGGTCGCCCACCGCACGAGCGGGCATCGGAAGACTCGCGCCGTACTGGCTGAGGTTCTTCAGCCAGGTCTGGTGCAGCGTCGTCGCCTCATTCGCGCTGAACGCAACCACGCCCATCTGCAACGCCGAGTCGTTCGTGCTGCTGCCGTCGCCGATCGCCGCGCCCGGCGCGATCGTTGTCGATGGCCGGTTAAAAGTTTGATAACCCTCGGTCGGTGCTGAGCAGATCGGCGGGATATAGAATCGCCGGAATGGCAGGCCGTCGAGAAACGCCCGCATAAACCCGTAACGCGCCCGGTGCTGCACGACCATGCTGCCGGTACTGTCCGAAAGCAGGAGACAGTTGAAATCGCCGAAGCGAAGCGGCGCGAAGATTTCGCAGTTGAAGCTGCGCGGCACGGCGGTCGATCGATTCGACCAGCCACCCACCCGCCCGGCTGCGCTGCCGATCAGCTCTCGCTGCAGCTCGGCAGTTGCGCCGTCGTCGATCTTAATCTCCACGTCCTTATCAATCGCCCCCGAGATTTTGAACGTCAGCTTGACCGCTCCGGCGCCAGCAACGAGCGCCGCGTCGGGGATGCCGAATTGATACCGACCCGGCGAGTTCGTGGCGTCCACGACAACCCACCCACCGCTTGACCATGTGCCGAGCGTTCCTGCGGCCATCGTGATCGCCACGCCGGCACTTGATCCTTGTCGGATGTAACGAGCCGTCACATCGCCGTGCGCGATGCCGGTCTTGCCCTGCCCGGTCGTGCTGTCGCGGATGGTCACTTCGACCATCTGCGAAACTGAGCCTGCGATGATGTCGTAGGAAGCGCCCATGTTAGTCGTCGATCACGATGACGCTGCCGCCCGCCGGCTGCGGCGTGTAATGGCCGATCTTCGGATACCCGCCAAAAGCCCCGGCGGTGAACTGCGCGTCATACACGGCTTTCAGTTGCGCGTAGGCGGCCGACGCGGTGTTGTATCGATAGTCGCTGGCCCCGCTGTTCACGAACAGGTCATCGGTGAGTGCGATCGATCCAATCTCGCTCGCGATTGTGCCGCTCGTGTTGCCGCCGGTGTTGTCGCGGAATGCGTTGTTGATCAGGTTCACAATCGACGTGCTTCCGCTCGCGTTGTCTACCGCCTTATCGCCGCAGGCGGTTATCACGTTGTTTGCGACGATGAGAGCGCATGTCGCGCCGCTTATGCGGACCCCGTCGCCCGAACATCCGGTGATTGTGTTGCCGCTGACGTCTCCGCCAGTCGTCGAGGCGCACAAAATCCCGGTCGTTCCGCCATAAATCAGATTATCGGTGTGGCTAACAAGCGTGCCGCTAACACTGATTGCCGTCGTGCAGTCGCGATACTGGCACTGTCGGCCCTCTCGACCATTTGTGCCGGTGGAGCATGAAATAAAAGTGCATCCGATCGAGAGTGTTGCGTTGCTGGCAATGCCGCTGCCGGAACAATTTACGAAAATACAATTAACGGCAACGGAAATGCTGCTGCCTGCGGTGCCGTTCGTCCCCGTAAATGAGCCAGATTGCCCGTCAAATCGGAGATTCCGAATGAGTATACCGCTCGTGTCGAATCTGATTGGCCCGCCCGAGTTGATTGCGACCTGCACGGTCGGCATCGTTGTATCGCCGGCGTGAATGTCGCCGGGCGTGACGAGAAAACCGATCACCTCGCCCGCAGTACTCGGCGCGAACCGACCACCAGCGATGTTGTTTGAGTTGCTGCTGTTGACGTATGGCGATGAGTCCGGCGTAGCCCCGCCAGCGACGTAGAACCGCCAGCCCGCGACGTTGGCCGCGCTGATCGCAGCCCCCGCGCCGCCCGCGGTCGCTTTCGCCCCGCCGATGCGATAAGTGATCCCGCTGGCCGTCCCGCCCGTGGCATCGCGATCGAGCACGAGCGTAGTGCTGTTGGTGCGGGATAAAACGCGATAAGGCCCTACAATCGCACCGCTGCCGCTGATGACATTGAGCACGAGATCAACAACATCGGTGCCCCAGTTCGCAGTGCTGTCGGTAAACGTGCTCAACACACTCACGGCCTCGCCCGCGGTGCCCGTGTAAAGCGGTGCACCTGAAATCCGAGAGAAGTCGCCGCCGCGCACCATCCCGCCACCGTTCAGGTCGTCGCCGAGGACGGAGTTTGCTGCCCAGTCAATGTTCGTCGGCAGTGCCATCGGTTACTTCGCCCCCGGTTCAATCTTCGGCCAGCCGCCGACGTTGCGAATGTTCGAGACCTTCAACGTCGGCTTCGCGATACCCCCGATCGTCGTGAGCATGAACGCGCTGTCGCCGCTGATGCTTCGGCCCCGGCTGTCCTTCCGGCGGTCCTTCGCCATCATCTGCGTCCACTCGGCGACCACATCCGCTTGACCGGTGACGCGCACGTGGCCCCAGATGCGTGACTTGCCTCCGATGTACGCACGGATGCGTCGCGCCTTCGCGTCGCCGTGATATGCGGCGATCTCCTTGGCGCTCTTGCAATCCTTCGCGGGCAACACACCGAACACGATCGAGTCGGCGAGGTCGCAGTCGATGATCTGCACCTGATCGACGTGACGCATCTGAATCACTTCTTTGCTTGGATGGCCGCTGTTGTTGAGCTCGCAGTCTTCGAGCCGGACCAGCTTCGCGCCCATCGCCCGCGCCATCGTTTCCCCGACGCAGGTGTGAGTGAACCGCAGCCCCTTGAGCGTCACGCTGCCAGCGCGCATGCCGCGCAGGAGGTCGCCGTAGTAGCCTGCCGGATACTTCTTGGTCTCCCCGGCGGTGTACCCCTGCAGCCACTGAAAGTTGCCGCCGAAGATCTGCGGGCCGTGCCCGCCGCTGATGCCGCAGTTCTCGAGCACCAGGTCGCCGCCGGTCTGGATGAATGCAACGGCAGCGTCTCTCCAGTCGCAGGCGAAGAGCGTGTTCTTGACGATCTTCAATCCGCGATTGTGAACAAACGCCGGCTGACCTGCTTTGACTCGGATCGTCGTCATGACTTCCTCTTGGCCCAAGCCTTGTTCCGCTGCTTCGCCGATCGCTTGCGCCCTTCAGGCGGCGGTCGCCGGCTTTGCCGATATTCAGCGCGGCCGAGGCGGGACGTCAGGAATGTGCCTCCGCAGGCGATCAACGCGAGCAGCGGTAAAGTCGGCATGCCTCTCATCTGTCCTCCAATCGAATGTGCTTCGTCGTGAGCGCCGCCGTGGTGCCGCTCTGCCAGGTGGTGCCGGTGAGTTCGCCGCCGGACTTCACGCGCACGGTGTCAGCCGACGCCACGCCGAAGATCAACAGAACCGCGATCAGGGCCAGCAGCAGGACGTAGGTTTTCTGTTGCGCTAGTTTCATCTATCCGCCAATCGAATGTGCTTCGTGGTTAGCGCCGCCGTATGCCCGTCGCGCTGAATCCTGATCGCCGGTGCGATGATCCGATCGGCAACGCCGGTACCGAGCCACGGACTCTGGAGTGAGGGCGCGGCAGGATCACGATCGGGAAACTGCACGAACCGGATCACTTCGCCGGTCAGGTCTGCATTGCGAGCGCCCCAGGCGCTGTCGGCGTGCTTCTCCGGGTCGCTGCGGCCCCAGAATTCATCCTGCGTGATGAACGAATACCCGAACAGGTGCGGCTGGGTGGCGACGGGTCGCGGCTCGAGGTAAATCCTCGCGTGCGGCTCGACCGACGCGATGAACCGCCACGCGGCAGACGACTCTTCGAGGCCGTGGCTAGCATCGAACGCGATCGAGCAGCCGGCGTCGAGCGCTTCGGCGATTTGCCAGCGGCATTGCTCGAGGTAGTCGCCGCCCTTGCCAGACCGCGCGAGATGCGCCAGCGGATCGTTGTCCAGCCGGCCGAAGTAAGCGATCACCTCCACGCCGTCGCGCGTGAGCGGCTTGATCGCGTCGGCAAAGCCGTACGCCAGGTGTTTCGTCGCGGGATTGCCGTAGCACGCGCTGCGCTGGCTGAACCGATATTCGTCCGTCACGCCGCGCGTGCTGCGCTCGAGGCCGTAGGGGTTATGGATGATCACGCGGATCCGCGTCGCGCCCCGCGAGCGCAGCCACTCGACCTCCGGCCGGATTTTATCGTTCACCCACGCCTGCCAGCCCTGCTTGAGCAGGACCGGGTCAAACCCGCGCGGCGTGTCGTACCCGCCGGCCGCTTCGGTCCAGACGACCACGCGATTGAGCGCCAGCCCGCGGTGCTGGCCCGGCTGCGCCACCGTCTGTGCCACCGCCTGAGCTTGGGCGCGGTGCATCTCCATGCCGATACCCAGCATGAGCGAGAGCCCGGCGCCGAAGAACAGTGACAGGATGAAGTTGTGGCGATTCATTGCTTGTGTTCCGGATCGGGCACGGATAGGGATGGATTGGCCTGCTTGAACTCGCGCGCCCATCGCCGCATGTCAGACCACGTCCAGCGGTCGCCGGCGTTGCTGTCGATGCGGGACTGAAGCTGCGAAAGCGCCTGGTTGATCTCCAGCCGCATCACGCGCAGTTCGCTGGCGGCCTTTTCGTGCGACGCGCTGAATTCCAGCCGGATGATCTTCAGATCGTTCTGGGCGGCGTTGAACATCCCCGCAATCGCGAGCGCCGCCGAGACAACCACCACCAGCAGCCCGACCGTGATCGTCGTGTTGTGGTTGATCTTCGTGCCGATTCGGGCGTCCGATTCTTCGCTCATGATCCGGCTCCCTTGAGACGCTGATCCATCTCGTCCAGCAGCGACTTTGTTTCTTCCCTGGCGACGCGCAGATCCTCAGAAGTGGTGGTCAGGCCAGCTTCTCGCTTGGAGATCATGCCAGCGATCTTTGTTGCAGCGGAGAGAGCGGAAATGAGCAGCTGTGCAAGCGTGGGGTCCATGATCGCTCCTTGGTCGAGATGGCTTTGGGTTTTCTCAGCCGGGCCTCGATTGCCGCGCGAAGCACGCGGTCAACCTGCAGCCGGGCCTCGTTGAGCACGATGATCCAGTTGAACCGGTTGTTGCTGATGGCGGCGCGATCGAGTTCATCGAGCACCGGCTCGGCGGCCCGCCCGGCGTCGCGGATCAGCCTCAGCTCGCTGTCGTCAATCACGCCGGCGGCGTGCAGATTCAGCGACTCCGCCAGCGCGGCATTCACCGTCGCGCGGGTGGCGTGCGCGGTCTCCAGCCGGCTCTGGCAGCCGACGGCAAGAATGATCACCGGCACCGCCAGCAGCAGCCCGAACGTGCTCCCGCGAAACCCTGCCGAGGCAGGCACGTCGGCGGGTTCGGTCTTCACCGGCTGCTTCTGCCGATCGAGCCACCGGGCCGCCTGCGACCAGGCAAACGCGATCAGCCACATCGCCGCCGCGACGGCCAGCGAGATGATCATTTCCTGATGCGACTCGCCGATCGTCACGCCGCGCGCAGCCAGGTAACCCGCCGCGATTTTCATGGCATCGCGGATGCCGGTACCGACGGCGTTGCGCAGCAGCACCAGGGTGGTTTCGCTCATGATTCGTCTCCGTGATGATTAAAAAAGCCGGCGGCGATGCGGCACCGCCGCCGGGCGCTCTGAGGAGGCAGGAAGCTACAGCAGTGAATTGCGTTCCGTGTGACGGACGTAGCCGGCGGCAGCCGCCTCGGCGTTCGGCCAGGTGCGCTCGGAGACCCATACGCACGCCTTGCCGTCGTGCCGGCCAACCAACACCCCGAAAGCCTGGCTGTTGAGGATGCGAATCAGCGGATGCAGCTCGTGGGCGGCAATGTCCAGATCCTTCGCCAGCAGAATCAGTTGCGCCGGCGTGGTCGAGAGCAGCGCCAGCAGCTCCATCGCCATCTCCTCCTCGATGGTTTGCCAGCTAGTCCGCGTCACACTTCCAGCAGTTGATCGTTGAGTTCGGAGATGCGCCGGCCTTTGGCGTGCTCGACGAACAGCCGGCGAATCTCGACCGTCTTGATCCCCACGCTCTTGAGACAGCGGCGCACCTGCCGGGTGGACAGATCCAGCTCGGCGGCGATCTCATCCACGGAAAGATTCAGCCGGGCTTTCATGGCGACGGCTTTCTCCGTGTCGGTGTACACCGGCAGCGCGATCTTCGGGCGGACCGGCAGAGCGGTCACTGGGTTGGTCACATTGGTGTCCCTCGCTTTCAACATCTGGTGGCGATCACTCTCTGTCTCTCTACCTTTTGGGGAAACTGGACATCCGGATGTCCACTCTCAACGCTTGTCCGCTGCCAAAAGTGCGTCCGCAGCCGCTTCTGTATTGATTGAATCAAAAATTTCGGTGATGGACATCGATTGTCGGTTTTGCAGCTTTGCGCGGCGTTCCTGCCGGCGCAGCAGCCGGAGACGCAGCTCCTCTTCACTCAGTTCCCGGCCCTTGAGATGCCCGATCTTGCGAATCGCCACCGCCGACGGCGACGGCGGGCGGTCGTAGAACTTGGCGTCGCCGAAGCTCAGGCCGTCGAGCTCGTCTTCGGTGTACTGGCTGTCGGTGGCGGACATGGGCGTGAGCCGGCGGTGCGGGCGGCTGTTGCCGCGCCGCTTCGGGTGCGGCGTGTCCTCCGGGCCCAGCAGCGCGCCGTAGCGCACCTCGAACCGCGAACGGGTGAACTCGGCGACAGGCATGGGGTCGCCGCGATCCCAGACGCCTTCGATCCAGTCTTCCGCGCACGCCAGCCGTTCGAGTTTCTCGCGCAGGCGTAGCAGATCGCGCACCAGTCTCTGTCGCTGCTTGGCCCCGTGCGCCACCAGGCCGGTGACCGACTCCAGCCACGCCAGCCGCGTCGCCGCCGGCTGATGGCGGATGCGCTGGTTCCACTCGCGCAGCAGCACCTGCCGGGCCTTGTGATCGAGCTTGCTGAGCGTCTTTTTCATTCCCGCCTTCCGTGGCAACAACGTGGGGACATGACCATCGGCGATACACGAGTCTACCGAAGCGATTCGGGGAATAGCAACTCGGTCGGAAACACCACGCCGCCGGTGCGCGTGATCAGCCCGAGCGTGCCCAGCGGGCCGATGGAGTTGGAGAAGTGCCCGCCGGCCGGGTCGATGCCCGTCAGCTTCCGATCGGCGGCGCGAAGCAACCGGATAACCTGCGTGTGAGTCAATCGCATGTACTCGCCGATTCGCCGAGTCGAGTGTCCGTAGTGCTTCCACGCCATTGCGGCGATCTCTTTATCGATTAGGCCAAGTTTTTTAAGTTCGGCATACAACCTCTCTCTAACACTTGGCCCTGATGGAACGTGTTCCAATCCCCCGATGGCGCAATCCTGGCAAACGCGATACCAAAGATGCCTGACAAAGGATTGCGGCGGAACGTCCCTGCCGCAGTTCTCACACCGGCACATTCTGGTTGCCGCCCCACCCGGCGGATACTCAACCGGCGTATGCCACGCCCGTGCCAGCCCTTCGTGCAACTCGCCGTACCAGTGATGCTCGGCCCAAGTAGACGAGCAACACCGGCGCGTTGCCTTGTGCCGGCGCGATTCGAGGTGATGCGACACGCCGCGATAATCCCCATCGCCATCTTCTGCTCCGCCCGCATCAGTATCTGCTGCACCCGTGCCACTGATAGTTTCCGCCGTCTTGTTTTCTTCGCAAGCTTCTCGGCAATCTCACGAAACGGCATGAGACCACTTTCGGCGGCGAACCGCTTAGACTTGGCGATTGATTCTCGCTGGCTCGTTTTCATGCGTATTTCCAACCCGTGAACTTCCTCGTCCGTCCCGCGCAGGCGGCGTAGACCTGAGAGCGACTCAGCCCGCAGTCTGCGGCGGCTGCGGTGAGTGAGTTGTAGCGCGTGCCGTCCGGGCCGATGACTGGCCGGGGCGGTGCGGAGTTGGGGCGGTCGCGTTTGACCGGCGGCGGCGGTGATTGGCCATAGGTGTAATGCGGCATACTCAGGATGCGTTGGATGCAGTTCATTTGCTTCGCTCCTCCATACATCGACGCGCAAGCTCCGTGATCGCACACATGAAGCAGACTTTGGCCCCGAGTCGTTCTTCCTCACCGCACGCGGGGCACTTCTTCGTGGTCGCCAAACCGAGAAGTTTGTACTCCTTGATCACGGCGTCTTTCAGAACTTTGGTGGACATGAGTTTGATGTTCATTTGCTCTTTTCCTTTCCTTTTTTGTCGGGGACGAAGGTGCCGGGGCATGTCAATCCTCGACCACGAAATAGAATCGCCAGAACGAATAGATTCGCATCCTCCCGGCGTAGTAGGTGTTCTTGCTGAACCGGAACCGCCAGCACTTACCATATCTGTCAAACCCGATTCTGAACCTGCGAGTAAGTTGGATGTCCATCACTTCACCTCAAAAATGGTTGCGAGTTTTCGGATGTTGTCGGTTGCCCGGTCGATTCGCGGTTTCAATAGTTCGAGTTGGCGCTGCACCCTGCAAAGCTCGCCGAGTTCGCGAAACAAGATTTTCGACACATCTGATTGCCAGCACTTCACCTTCCCCGCTTTTTTCCGTGGACGCTTCATGGGGACTCCTGTTTGTATTGCCCAGTGATTTCACGCCAGTTGAGACTTTTTGCGTACGTCATCCAGTCGTTTCGGCCATCCGGCTCATACGGCGGCGGATTCTCGAAAGCGTGACGGTAGTAAGGATGTTTCAATTTGGAATCTAAGTCTTTGCGAACGTAGGCGATCATTCTCTTGTTGGTGTCTCGCGACGGGCACACGATCACGCCGTTCAGCCGAAGTGCGTCGGATGCTCCGCTAGAATATTTTGTCCACCAGTCAGTGGGATATTCGAGTTGGCAAGCAACGCATTTCTGCACGCGACCCCAGCACCAGTAATACGTATCGCATTCAGGACACGAAACCACGCCGGGGTCAGCGCCGAACGCCGCTCGCCAGTTTGGTTCTCCGTCGTCGTGTATTAGACCACCGCATTTATCGACATAGGTTTTGCACTCGTCCCATGCGGCATCCTGATTAAAATTCGGTGGATCGATAACGATTGGGTTCTTCACTTGGACTCCTTTGTGCTCGCGGCGGATTGGGCGAGGGCGGCGGTTTCGGTGGAGTAACAATCAGAAACGCGAACAAAAATTCGATCGTGGAAGTTCACGTCGTGCTCGGAGTAGTATCCTGCAGCAATCCAATTCTCGTCTGGATATTCCTTACCCCAATCTTCTTGGTAGTAGTCCGCATGTATTTCGGATAATGCAACCACGTCCAGCCCGTCAGAGAATCTCCAGCCGGGGTGGTAAACGCGATCCAGCCCAGGGACTACAATGACCCCATCCGCCGTCTTGGGCAGTGCGTCGATTATCTTCCTCATCCTCCCGTTCTCCGCCTCGGCCTGCTCAATCGCGGCGAGCGCGGCGGGGAGTGCGGTGCGGGCGATGGCGATGAATTCGGCGATTTCCATCGCCTGCGGATGCTGCGACACCTCGGCAAGCCACGTCGGCACATCGTCCCAGCGGTATTTGATGAGCAAGGTGTTTTGCTTCTTGTCCTTGTCGCGGAACAGTTCAACCCACCACGGGTCTTTCGGTACCCGCTCACACGCCTCTTTCGCCGCCTGTCTTTCTTCGGGGGTCATCGCTTCCTTCCTTTCGTCAAACTCCAAGCTCGGCCACGATCTCGCGGGCGCGGATGAGCCAGTATTCGATAGTCTCGATTTCGCGGAAGTCACCGATGATCGGCGGGTTTCGCTTGATGTATTCCAATCGCTCGGCCATTGCCGGCATCGCGTCTTTGATCATCTTTGCCAGTTCATTTCGATGGGCCAGAAGCGCAGAGACCTTCCGGTCTATCTCGCCCAAGTCGTGGTAATCCTCCAGGTGCTCATACGCCCTCTGATACAGCTTGTCCGACAACAGCTTCGCTTGGCTGCACCGCTCCTTCGTGTGGCCATACGACACGCTGCCCATGCGTCCGTCGTCGGTGATGTAGATGATGACGACTTGCTCCACTCCCGATTTCGCAAGTGTGCCTAGTCGTTGTGCAGCATCGCGTGCGACCTGAACTTCTGGTGATGGGTTCCATGCCATTTCTACTTCCGTCCTTTCTTCACTGTGGGCGGGGCTGGCGGCGGGATCGGGCCGCAGAAGCGGAGTTGGCCGCCGTAATCTCCGATGTTGCGAAACTTGTCGTCGCCTATTCCGCGATACTCGACACTGCCTTGGTAAACTGCGACTCGCACGCAATCGACGAACCACGATCGACCTCTGTCGGGCATGGACGCAACCCAATACTCCCCGCTCACGGTGGGTGTCTCCTGCCACTCGCCGACAACGGGGCCGATGGCGTTAATTTCCGCCCGCAACTTGGCTACGGTGTCGCACAGTTTTTCAATTCGCTTTTCCATTGCTCTTTCCTTTCTTGCTCTCATCCGGCACGAAGTGGCCGGGGGTGATGGTGCCGCCGAAAAGTTTTGCCGAACGGTTCGCCGCCGTCTTAGTGCCACTGAAAGCGAAATGTTTGCTGCTCGGCCAAACAATCATCCAGCACCGCACGCGCTTCGGTTTCGGTTTCGTCGGGGTCATGGTCGCTGCCTCTCGGTTGGTGCCTTCCTCAAATAGTTCCGACTCGTACAGACCCGCTGGCCGTCTTCAAACTCCACCAGCGCCGAGTTCATCCCCCCGCGGATGATGACCCGGCATCGCTGGCCGAACCGGTGCGGCAATCTTGTTCTGACGCGCCAGATGTAGGGGAATTGGTGCAAGGTCCGTCCTTCGGCAGTTCGTTCCACTCGCGGCCGTCGAGCAACCGACCGGCGGCCTTCCTGCCAACTCGATACATGCTTTTAGCAGGTAGATTGCAGTGATCTTTCATCCGATGAGTGCCTGCGGCTGCCGTAAACATGTCATGTTCGGAACCGCAAAGGCAGACGCCTCGGTTAATGACATGGTCCCATGAGGATTGTCGCAAGCCGTCGGCGCCGGTGTGGTACTCACCCCACTGCTTAAAGAAGAACGGCACGCCATGCCGCTGGCAGAAGTCGCGCGCATAGCGATGCCAGTCCGGGAGAGTTGGGCGGATGTTCGGCCCGCTGCCGCTTTCGCCGCCGCTGATGAGCCAGTCCATGACGAGAAACCCGTCGTCGTCGAGGCCGAAGCGTTCCCAGTCGACCGGGCCAATGGCGGGTTCGTAGCTGACCATCGTCCGCCAGCCGAGCGCCTTGAGCTTGCCCAGCACCGGCAGCCGTTTGGAGGCGGTTTCGTTGTGACCGACCGAAACGCCCAGAAACACATTGCGCGGCGGCCAGATCAGCGGCTTCGGCTCGTAGCCGCTGTCTTCCCCGTCGTCTTCAATGTAGCCGTCGAGCTGTCCGGCGCCGTCGGAAATGAAGTGCTCGATCGACTTGCGCAGCCGCCGGCCTTTCTCCCAGACCCACTTGCCGTCGAGCAGCATCCCGGCCATCGTGCCCAGATGATGCCCGAGATCGTCGCCGCCGATGTCGATCGGGAACTCATCGTCGTGGCAGATCCGGTCCGCAGCTTGCTTTGCCCACAGCAGCAGGCGGTCTTCACGTTTGGTGAGGACGTAATAGGTGTGCTGTTTGGCGATCATCATGCTGGTCATCACGCGGTCAATGAACTCCGTCGGCACGTCGCGATGAAACAGGTCGCTCATCGAATTGACGAAGAACCGCGCCGGCTTGCGGCGCTCGAGGGGGATCGTGAGCGTATCAGCGTGCGTGCGCACCCGTCCGTTGAAATGCCGATCGCCTTGCCCGTTCAGCACGGTCAGGCCGGCGTACTTGCGCTGCATGATCGGCGACGGGTTGCTGCCGCGAATGTGCGTCTGCACGACCGCGTAACAGTGATCGCACTCCGGCCCCGCGCGCGTGCATCCGCTGACGGGGTTCCACACGTCGGTACACCATTCGATGTTGGTTTCAGCCATGGGATTGTTCCTTCTCCGGCTCGGCAACTTCGTGCGTGCGCACATGGTCCACCGTCACATGCAACTGCGTCTTGAGCATGCCCAGGCATGCGTGGACGCGCTGGCGGATCCACGGTTCCGGGCTGACGACCAGCTCGGTGTGCTTGCCGGTCGCGATGTCGCGGAGGATGTAGCAGTCCACCTGCCGGGGTTTGGGGTTCTCCGTGTTCATGCCGACAGCTCCGATCGGTGCGGATGATTCAGCAGCGCGACCATGGTCGCCTGCACGACGGTCGAGCCTTCACCCTTGTCGCGGAAGTGCCCGGCCAGCGACGGCATTTCCTCCGCCAGCTTGGCCAGCGCGCGCTCGAGCAAGTCAGCGCGTTGAATCTGCGGCAGTCGATCGAGCCGGTGGCGGATGGCGTTGATCTCGGCTTCAGCGCGCTTGCCGTCGGCGTTGAGCGCGTGCAGGTACTGGCTCGTGCGGTTCAGCAGCCGCTGGCGCACCAGGCTGTTCTGCCGCTCGACTTCGTGGCGGATCTGCCCGGCCGTGGGCGCGCCGTGGGCCGTGCGGTGATGCTCGTCGATCGCGGCGTACAGCAGCTCGATCGGCAGATCGTCGATCACCGTGCGACATTCATCGAGCACGTGTTCGGTGAACCGTTCCGGCCAGAGCGTGCTGAGCTTGATGCCCAGCCGAAAGAATTCATCGTCCGTCATGCAATCGCCTCCTTGTCGGCCCTTCGTTTCCGATTCAGTTCCAGTGCCGCGCGCGCGACTGCCTCGGCTCGTGAGACGGCCGGGACCGCAGTCCTGGGCGTCCACCGCTGCATCGCCGCCTGCACCACGTAGCCGCGCGGGTTGCCCGGCGGTGTCGGGGCCGTCTCCAGGCACCGCAGTGCCTGGCTGAGCTGCCCGACGCCGAACCGGCTCACCAGCCCGCGCGCGTCTCCCGCATCGAACCCGACCTTTTCCAGAGCGACGACGACGGCGTCGCTACCGACCGCAGTCGGCGGCTGCACCGCAGTGCCCGCACAAACGTTGTGCGGCGCCCGTTCGTCGTCGTTAATCTGTAAAGATCGTTGTTCAGTCTCATTCATCCGTAGCGACAAAAGACCAGCCGCTGGTGAACCATCACATGGTCTACCAGCGGCTGGTGAACCAGATGCTGGTTTTTCGACTTCTGGTGTATTTCGCGAAAAACGCGGGTTTCGCGCCCGCCGGGCGGGTTTGGGCTCGACCCGCTCGAACAAACTCATCTGCTGGCCGTCGGTGTCCGACGCCAGTTCCGGGGTCTCAAACACGTTAAATTGCCACCGTACGATCTTCCCGCTGCGCAGATCGCGCACCGGATGCCGGCGGACGTAGCCGGCGTCGTCCAGCCGCTGCATCGCCTGGCGAACCTTGTAGCCGCTCGTGCCGGTCGAGCTGGCGATCGCCGACTGGATGATCGTCCAGTCGTCCGGCTTGCTCATCAGCCAGGCCAGCAGGCCCATGGCGTCGAGGCCCAGCCGCGCGTTGGCCAGGAACGATTTGTCGATCATGACAAACCGCGTTCGACGCTTCCTGATGCGGATGATGGTGTTCTGCCGACCCATGGCCCAACCTTCCGTGGCTGACTATTTCTGCGCCTGCTCCTGAACCGCCGGTGGCGTCGCCTGGTCGAACCGCCGCAACAGAACGCCGAGGATCGCCCCCGCGACGAACGCCACGATGCCGTCCGACCAGTTCACCCCCGCATGCAGGGAATTGAGCGCCCCGCCGCCGATCATCACGCCGCACAGCCCGGCCAGCAGCACCGACCGTCGGCGGCGCTGCTCGAACATCGGCTCGAACTTGCGCATGGTGCTAAGCGTGGTGTGCGTGACGATCTCCCGAAACTCGCGCTGCAACGTCACCCGTTGAGCCTGCATGGCGTCGCTAAAGAAATCGCTTCCGGGCATGGTGAACGCGCACCGCGGGCAGCGGAGCATCACCGTGCCGACACGCGCGGTCTTGCGATCGCCTTTGCAATCGAACACGTTGATCGAGGCGACCACCGGCTCGGCCAGAGGCTCGAACTCCACCGCGTCGCCGCAGCGCGGGCAGGTCATCTCCATCGTGTGCGTCGCGTCCTCGGCCGGGTCTTCATTGATCATGCCGCTACCGCTCCTGTCTCTCGGCGAGCCGACCGCCACCGAACCATCGGCAGCGACTCGGCCCTGTAATCGTGCGACAACAACTCCCGCGCCTCGGCCATGCGCCGCAGGCGATCCCGCGTTCCGCGTGGCAGCACGAACAACACATCCCAACTGAGCATGATCGCCAGCTCCTCTTTGCTCAGCAGGTCAAACGCGCGACGGGCCAAGCTGGTCATGTGGGCACCGCCTGCCGGGCCTTGGCCAGCGCAACCAGGTTCTGATCTGCGATCTGCCGGCGGTACCGCCAGACGATCGCCCAGAGATAATCCCGCTGCTTCGGCGTCAGCTCGCCCTGTCCTTGCATCTGCCGCGCAAACCGCTTGGCGGGAATGGCGACCGGGTACGAGATTCGTCCCGGCGAAATCGCTTCAATCGCGCGCCGATCCTCCGGCGTCGCCGGCGTCCGATCCGTGCGCGGACGTGGGAATGTGTGTGCGGCGTACGGCTCGTTCGATCCGCACCGCCGCAACGACACGGTGCCGGAGGTTGCACTGTCCGCTCCGCGCAGCACCTGAAGATCCGCCACATGGCCGCACCGCCCGCAGCGGGCGATGAACGTCATGTCGCCGGGCAGGATGTGCCTGGCGTCGAGCTTGAACCGCCCGTACGCGTGGCCCAGTTCGCCGTCGGCAAACGCGAGTGCTTCGCGGAGGATCTTCTCAAATCGTCGCATCGCCTGAGTCCTAGATTCCACCGCCGGCCCGCGCTGCCACCCGGCGCGCGTTGCGGTTCTTGCGTGCTTCCCATTCCGCCGGCGACAGACCCGTCTGCTCGCCGGTGCGCCGCACCGTAGCGGGGGCATCGCCGTCGGCTTCGTAGTAGTGCTGGTGGTGATGCGTCTGCTGCACAAACGTCGCGCCGCGCATCGACGCCACGCCGCCGGCGTACTCCAGCAGGAACTTGGCCGCCGATCGGTCCCCTTCCTTCGCCTTCTTGATCTGCGCTTCGAGGATGTCGTTCCAGACGTCGGTGGTGAGCTTGCCATCCACCGCCGCCTGGAAAGCCCGCGCGCCCGCCGGCAGGGTCTCCGGCAACGCCAGGCTCGCCGGCACGGCCTGCTCTTTCGTTATCGCGTTCATGCTGCTGCCTCCAATTGTCGTTCTTGCTCGTTCCTGGGAATGCGGATCCGCATGGCTGCGATCGGCGCGTTGAACGCCGTCACGCTGCCGAACGTCCCGCGCGACTGCATGGCGACGGCCGTCAGCGTGTACACGAAGACCCGCGACCGGCCGTCTTGCATCGGCAGGCAAGCAACCAAGCCGCGCGCCAGCAGCCGGGCCATTGACGAGCGACCGCCGTGCGTCATGAGCAGCTTGTGCGGGTTGCGTGTCTTCGGCTCGCCGATGGACGTCGCCAGGTTGCGCCGCGACTGCGGGCCGTTACGCCACAGCGAGTCGAGAATCGCCAGTTCCTTCGGATTCAAATCCGGCGGCCAGCCGTGCTCGCCCATCGCCATCCGGGCCTTCGCCCAGCGAATCTCGCAGGTTTGCCGTGGCGGCCGACGCGTGGCGACCAGCTCGCGACGACGTTGCTCCGGGTCGTAGTGGAGTGCCGTCAGGCCGAGCAGCTCCGCCCGCTTGCTCACGGCCGACAACGTGCGGCCGAGTTCGTCAGCAATCGCCGGCAGGGACTTCGCGGCTCGCTTCAGCGCAATTAGCCTTCGATCTTCATCAGCCGACCAGCGCCGATGAAAGATGACGCCGATGCGTTGGGCAAAGGCAACCAGATCTTCCCTGGTCCGCCCGAACTCCCGCGCCAGCGGCTTGGCGCCCTCGGTGGGATAGCGATCAATGACCGCCTGCCGTTCGGCAGCGCTGAACCGGCGGATCGGCGTCCGACGCCACGGCAGGTTGAGCTTCTTGCCGCGCGCACCCACCGCAAGCCTCGTACGACCGAGCTGAGCAGCAATCGCGTCGACATCCGGCCAGCGGCTGCGAATGACGTCATCTTCCGCCGGCGAGTAGTTGCGTCGATGGCTCATTTCGCACCCCCGCCGAGCTGTCCGGCCTGAAGCCGGCCGATGACCACGGCCCGCTCGTGCTGCAGCGCGTGCTCGCGCAAGCGGTACGGGCCGTACACACCGCCGCCCACTCTTTGGCAGTCGACCATCCACCCCGCGCCGTCCGGCGTCGGTTCGACATCGGCGGCTCGCACGATCTTCGTCCGGCCCAGCGCGCACAGATCGGCCAGCGCATCGTCCCAGACAAACCGCACTGTGCCGTCGGCGTTGATGATGATCGTGTGTTCTTCGCTCATTGGCCTGATCCCGCCTGGGCGGTCTGCTTCTGCTGCTGGTAGAACTCGCCGGTCTTCACGTCCGCGGTGGTTTTGCCGAGTGATGCTTCGATCGCCTGCGTCAACCGCTGACAGCCCGGCCCGCTGCAGCCTTCGACTTTGATCTTGACTTCGCCGGCGTGGTCGATGTCGACGATGATCTTTTGCATGACGCTGACTCCTTGCCTTGCGGCAGTTGTTCGTACAGGTGCTCGATTTCGCCCAGCCGCCGCCGAATTTCTTCGACGCTTTGGCTACTCTCCGGTGTCCAGAGCCGTCCGGGGTAGTGCCGTTCGAGCACGTTGATCACATCGCAAAACAACGAGACGGTCGGACCCTGATCGCCCATCGCTCACCTCTGCAATTGCAATTGAATCGACCCATCGGCCCGGCGGTGCTCGTTCACGCGAAACCCGGCCGCCTGCGCCTGCTTCACCGCCACCGCTCGGGCGTACTCGACCTTGAGCTTGTTACAACCAGCGCCGACGCGCTCCTGCAGTCCCAAGCCTCCGGCCCAGAAATCCCACATGAGCAAGAACCCCTCCTTGCCGTCGCGGCGGCGCACGACGCCGATCTCGTACGGCGCGCCGGCTGCCGCGCGATCCGCCACGCCGTGCACGCGCAATGCGTGCTCGCATTTGCCCAGGTCTTCTGCCGTGAATCCTTCCGGCAGCGGGTAGTCGCCAACGCTCGTGCCGAACCAGCGATACGTCGTCTGGTACCGGCACAACTCCAGCCCGAGCCGGTTCGCCGCGATCTCCAGGGCGCCCAGGTCCTTGATCTCCAGTTCAACCGTTGCCACGTGACTCATGACTTGTCCTCGGAGATCGGTGAGATTTCTCTAATGAAGGCAGAAAATGCTTGATTCATCTGTGCTATAAAACGCTGACGTTGCTGCCTGTAGATTTCGCTTGTCACAACAGGAGTCGGCGTATCGGCCAGAGCACGAGAAAGCACATAGATTCGAACCGCATGATCGACAGCGCGGAGCCACGCAGAAGACGCTTGCTCCTTCCAAGACCTAGCTTGATGTACCTTGAAAGCTGCAATCTCCTCAGTTGTTGGTGATCGCCTCGTTCTATTATTGCCACAGCGATCTTGAATCCAGTAGACGTGGCCTTGCCGGTCCATGAGCTGGAGACACTCGCCGTCCGATACACCTTCCAGTAATTTTTTCTCCATTCGAATTGCCAATTTCATGCTGTTGCTGCAGAGTAGACACTCCCGTCCTATGTAGTCAGAAGTTGTGGCTGCCATGTTAGACAGATTAGTAGTCTCCAACTGATCAACTACTTCCGGTTGTAGTGACATTCGGTTTCGCTTCGCCAGCTCCTTGTTGACGGCATCTACTAATTTATTCGCCATCGCCGGCCTCCTCGCTCATGTCGATCGCCCGCACTGGCCTGTCGACCATGAGTTCATCGAGCGTCTGCGTGATCTCGCCGAGCCTGCTCATCACCCGGCTGCGCGCGTCAACGCTGCCGCGCAGGTCGTCCGGCGAGACGCCGCTTAACGACTGCTGCGCCTTGTTCACTAGGTCCTGCAATGCCGCGTTTGAACCGGTGTCGAGCTGGCGGAAGGTCTCAAAAAACTCATTCAGCCGCGTGACCGCGGTGTCGCGAAACGTCTTGGGCTTGCCGTCCACATCGCCGCTCAGCCGCTCGGCCAGGTGCGCGACCAGTTCATGAAACTGCCGCAGGAACGCTTCTTCCGTGAGCCGCACAGCATCCTCGAACCGCGTTCGAATGCGATCGACCTCGCGCTGGTACAGATCGGGGTGAATGTTTTTCAGGTATGCCGGCGGCTCGATCGATGGGAAGTCCCAGTCCAGGCTGAACTCGCCGTCAATCCGGCTTGGATAGTCAGATTCGTCGAACAAGTCGCCAAGCTGCTGGCGGGCCTGATGACGCAGCTCGTCGTACTTCTCCTGCAGTTGCGTGACGGCCGCGTTGAGCTCGGTCGACAGCGACGTCATGTTCTCTTCGAACATCGCCACCTTGTCTTTGCGGATCAGCCGCGTGCCCGGCTCCGGGTACGGCGTGCTCAGCGACTTCCAGAACTGTGTCGCCCGGCGGCGCACGCTGACCACGGCGCGGTATGCCGGGTCGCGCGTGTCGATCAGCCGCTTCGATGCCGACAGCAGCTTGTGATCGGCATGAAACTCCGCCGCCGCCGCCTTGATCTGCTCGCGAGACAGCGCCTTGCGCGTGCCGAGCTTCTCGTGACGCACGCGCACCGCTATCGTCTGCTTGCGAAGCTCGCCGGCGAAGTCACGCTGCTCCTGCGCAGTGGCGATCATGGGGATGGAAAGTGTTGCCGTGCTCATTAGTCGTCCACCGCAATCTGCCGCCCGCCACGCGACGTTGTTGGCACGTTTGCCGTCTCAACAGATCGGCTGTAAACGCCGTCGCCACTGGCTGACAGAAACCGCCCGTCGGCCGCTTTGCGCAGCCGCTCCAGTTGATCCGCCGCCGATCGGCTGACGGGCACGACGTACTTCGCGGCCTCGATCAGTCCGCAGCCCAACCGCCAGGCGATGTCGCAGCACTGCTTGATCTCGGCTCCGGTCCACCCCTCATCAGCCGGCAGTTTCTTGCCGGCCGTTTGTTGGTATTTCTTGGTGTACAGTTCCCAGATCACCTTCCGCTCCGCCGCCGTCGGCAGATCAAAGAAGAAAGTTCCCAGGGTGAACCGCCGACGCAGCTCGGGCGCCAGCTCGCTGATCCCGTTGCACGTTGCGATCCACAGGCTGCGCCCGTTGCTCACCGCCGTGACGACCTTCAGCGCCGCGCGCAGGTTCTGTTCGCTCTGCCCGACGAGTGAGCCCTTCATCCCGCCCAGGTCGAGCTGAATGGTGGGAATGCCCGCTTCGTTGCCGGTCGCCTTGGCTACCATGCTCTTCGCCGAGCCCGGCGGGCCCACGAAAATGCACCCGGCTGCGTTCTGGTCCTGCATGTAGCTCAGCAGCGTGCCGAGCTGGTCCTGCGACACCCCGCTGGTGTCGCCGCCGCTGGAACTTGCCCCGGCGAGGAATTTCTCGATCTCGTCGACGAACACGACCGCGTTCGGGCGGGCTTGGCCGGTGAGGATCCGACTCAGGAAGTTCTTCACCGTCGCCACCCCGCCGATGTCCGCGAACTTCACGCGATCGCGATGTACCTTCAGCCCCGGGGTCTGCTCGATCTGCCGGCGCTTGCGCTCCCACAAGTTGTCGACGTCCAACCCCTTGGCGCTGATGCTCATCGCGGCCACCTGCTCGGCCTGGAAAGCCGGCAACCCCTGCAGCGCCTCCACCGCGCGCGGCATGATCTCAGTTTCCGGCTCGCGCTTTGCCGCCGAGTAGATCGACCGCACGATGCCGCCAAGCTGCTCGCCATCGGGCAGCGGCTCGTCGAACACGACCACGTCGCCTGACAGTTCTGGTGGCAAATCGATCGCCGGCCCGAGCAAAACCAGCATGCGTCGATCGACCTTCAATCGATCGCGAAGATTCCACAGCGCCTGCACCAGGCCGGGATCGACTAGCCACCGGTTCGCCAGGTGCATAAACACCAGCCCCTCGGCAGGCAGCTTCAGCGCGACCACCGCCAGGGCGCGAGGATCGCCGACAGTGCTGTCCTGGTCGCCGACCATGTCGGCCCGCGCCGCCTTGCCGGCTTCGCTGCGTGCAACCAGCCCCTGCACGATGTCCCACACGAGGACGGGCAGGTCTTTCGCCTTGCCGTTCAGCGATTCGACCAGCCGGTTAATCGTCTCGGCCGGGTCCGGCGTCGTCACCGCCACCAGCGGCACACTCGCACGCCGGGCGGCTTTGAAATTCTTCACCAGTGATTCGTTCAAAGCGTCCCCACTTCCCGCTTAGGCAGCGCTTTCCAAACATCCGCGCGACGCCCCCGGCGCGTCAGCCGCGTGATCGCAGCCCGGCCGATCAACCCTTTGAGCTCAAGCGAGTTAAACCGCCCGCTGATCTCGTTGCAGGCCTTGCCCATCGCCACGGCCGCTTCGTCGATCGTGATCCCCTCCGGGCGTTTACAGAGTTCCAAAACCCGGCGCTCGTCTGATGATCGATGAACAGCAGCCGGCTGATGCGCTGCAATCGACGTCGCCGCGATCGGCTTGCGAAAGACATGCTTCGGCGGCTCAACCTCCCGAGGAGCAAACAGCGGCGCGTCAGCGCCGATAACGCCCGAGTTCGACCGCGCGAGCGGGTCGGAAATGGCTCGATTTCGGCTCATCGCGCACCCCTCCCGCGACGGCTGCGTTTCCTCCACAGCGTCCTACACAACAAGCGAGATTTTCGGGGTGGGTTCGGTGCGGTTCGGTGCGGTTCTTGTGGTCGCCCGCACAGGGACACGACTAGGGCGCAATCCCCGCGATGACAGATAGTTGCGCGTGCAACGGTTTGGGATGGTTTGCGAGATAGGCCAATTCGCACACGCCGGTCTTGAAAACCGGAGTGCCCGCAAGGGTACCGTGGGTTCGAATCCTACCGCCTCCGTTACTGAACCGTCCTACCGCCTCGGCCGTCGGCCTTTCTTCTTCTGCTCCTTCGGCCGGCGGGTCTTGTGCTTCTTACC